TAGAAAAACATTACGAGGAGAATATAAATGGGAAGACTTAAAGATTCATTAATAGATCAAATGGATAGAGATGTCGATGATGAATATGAAAACTATATTGTCACTGACAATAATTTTAGCAAGTTTCATCGCAACAACTTAAAGGTGTTTCATTTGATTGTGCAATATGCCGATGAATCAGCTAAGAAAAGAAACCGATATTCAATTGAGGATATTCTTAGCATTATCAGGTGGCATAGAGACGAGGATACTGTTGGAGATATATTCAAATTAAATAACAACTACAAAGCGTACTATGGTAGAATGTATATGCAGTATAGAAACAAGCCAGACTTCTTTGAAACAAGAAACAGTCTGGCAGATAGATACGATTTCAGTAGAGACATAGAAATCTATTGTGATTGTTTCGACTTGGTAAAACCAGACAATGCATAATGCAGTATCTGGAATGGGGATAGCGACAAACGGCTCACCGAATCGCTATCCTTAACAAACAGGAGAAAGTATGAAGATAAAGTTAACGCCAATGACAGAAGATTGGCGACCAATAGAAAAAATAATATATGAATGCCATGAAACGTTTGGCAAGGAGTTAGACATTGAATATGAAATCTTACAATTCAGAGACCATTACATCGCAACTGGGTCAACTTACGCTAACTGGAACATCAGATTCAGAGCGTGGTGCAGACAGTCAGCAAAGTGGAGCAGAGAGCGTGGTAATCAAAGACCTACCGAAACTGTTTCAGAACAAAGAAGTCGCATATCTGGAGTGGTTGACCAGAGAAATGGAAAAGCTGATTCAGAAAAGAAAAGTACACGAGATAGCTTACAAAAAAGACATATCAAAGCTATTACTTGAAATGAAAAAGATGTTGACAACTAAGAGTGACGGACATATTGCATTGTGTTTGCAAACAATAGCCGAAACGTTTCAGGTCAAGATACCAACTGATCTGGGATTGCATATGTACTTTGAGGTATTGAATAAATATCCACAAGAAGTTATGACGCTTGTAACTAAAGATGTTGTAGCTACATACAAATATGCAAGGTTGCCAATACCAAGCGAGTTTGTCAGTAAATGTGAACCAATTTATCTGGCACACACAAAGTACTATCGCAATAAATTACATACGATATGTACATATGAACACTATCTGGCGAATGGTTTTCCAGATAACAAATACTTGGAGGGAAAAATATGAGAATAGTTTTGTATCTTGCAGACGTCAACGAAAGGTGGTTGGTTGACTATGCATTATCAAACAGAAGAACAAGGAGAATGAAGCATCTAAAAAACTTTCACCCAGTTGATAGCATGAATAGTTTTCCAAAATCAAAAGTAACTTACTTGGGAGTAATAGATGAAACAAGACAGAACTAAAGGCATAGGAGGGTCAGACGCTAACAAAATTTACAATGGCGACTGGCTTGAACTAAACAGAATCAAGCGTGGCTTGGCTGAGCCAGAAGACTTGACTTGGACTTTACCGGTACAAGTCGGTATAGCTACAGAAAAAACTAATCTGGACTTCATGGCACATGAGCTAAATGTTGAGTACAAACAATCAATTGATCTACCACAACATGAGTTTATGACAGGTCAGCTTGATGCTATCACAGAAGACGGCATACCTGTTGAGTGTAAACACACACATGACAGACGTGATATTTATACCGTTGCAGAGCAGTACCATGCGCAGCTGAATCATTACATGATGTTGTTTAATCATGCAGTAGAAAACAAAGCATGGAATACAACTGGCTTGAAGAAGATTGATTACATGATACTAAGTGTAATTTTTGGTAATGCAAAACACCAGACAATGACAGTAGATATTGATACTACGTTTTGTGATGAGCTTTACAAAAGAGAAAAAGCTTTCTGGCATTATGTTGAAGAAGACAAAGACCCAACAGGTTTTGAAATCTTTGACAAGAGTACGCCAAAAGAAATTGTACTTAACGGCATGAGAACGGTTGACCTTACAGAAGACACACGTTGGAAAACTTACGCCTTACAGTACAAGCAACACAAACAAGAAATCAAACAGATAGAACTTAGCTCACCTCATTACAGGAGAGTGAAAGAACTTAACCATGACCTAAAATCTATGGTGGAAGATGATGTAAGAAAGGTATCTGGACATGGGGTCTCAGCTACTAGAAACAAAAACAATACAATAGTAATAACTATTGATAAATAGTGTACGGAGTAAAATAATATGAAAAATAATATTAATAACACACTTGACAAGGTACTTCAATTGATAAATGAGGTTGACCAAGTCAGGAATAGTAAAGGCGTTGAGTTTCGTGGAAAGAAATATTCCATGGTGGTTGACAGAGTAATTACTTTCAGGAAAGCATTTGGCTGGGACTATGGCATTGAAACCGAAGTAGTTACAGAACTTAGTGGTGACAATATGGTAGCCGTCAAATGTGTTATCAAAAACACAGAGGGTAGAGTTATAGGTAGTGGTCTTGCATATGAACACAAAGACAACGGACCTGTAAACAAATTATCCGCTTTGGAAAACTGCGAAACATCAGCAATAGGTAGAGCATTAGCATCTATGGGACTAGCTGGTGGTGAGTATGCTTCTGGAGATGAAATCAATTTGATAGATGATAAAGAAGAAGCACTCTGGAGAGATGAGTTTCCACTAGGTTTGATGAGTGTAATTGCAACTACAGAAGCAATGGATGACGAAGAGTTTATGAAATTCAACAATAACGGTGAACAAAAAATATGGTTTTGTAAATACTTAAGTCAACAAGAAATGGAACATTACAAAGACATTGCAACTAAAAGAAAGAAAGAAATAATTGAACAACAGGAGAAAAAATAATGGCATATGCACAAATAACATTGTTCGGCAACATGGGTAAAGGAGCTGTATACAAAGAAGCAAAGAGTGGTACTGGATATTTAAAATTCAGTATAGCAGTCAATCAGTATGACAGTGCTACCAGAGAACAGAAACCCTCATGGTTTAACTGTCAAATGTGGGACAATGAAAAGAGAACTAGACTTGATAAGCTTAGACCATATCTGGAGGGCGATGCTGGTAAAGGTAAACAGTTACTTATCATTGGTACGCCAAACATCTGGCAAGATACAGACGGCAATAATGTACTTACAGTAAAGGTCAATGAGCTAAGCTTTGGTTCAAAAGATCAAACCAGAGAGGTTGAGCAAGATGACAAGATAACATTCAATGCGGAGGAACCACCATTCTAATGAGAAAAATTACACGATTACATAAGGGAATATACCTTACAGAAAATCAATACAAAGTATTGAAGTTTGTTAATCAGTACATTGACAAGCATGGATTTAGTCCAACAATATTTGAAGTAGCTAAACACATGGGTTTTAGATACAGAAGTCAGGCACAGATTGTTATTGATAGATTGTGTCACTATGGGTTTTTCACAAAGAATGAAGACTTTACAATAAGAAATTTAGTAAAAGTAAAGTGAACAAGAAAAAAGAAATGCAGAGAATATATCTGGCTATGAAACAGGACGGATGTATTCTTTGCAAAGTGTTAAAACAAAAACAAAAAACACAAACGGAAATACATCACCTCAGAAGTGGACAAGGTATGTCACAACGTGGGGTCAAATGTATTCCGTTATGTGTTGAACATCACAGGGGTGATACAGGGTTTCATGGGCTAGGGCGCAAGGGATTTGAGCAGTTACACAACATCTCAGAGGATGAGCTATTACAGGCGTGGCAGTCCCAATCTGATATCCATGTAGACTGGGATAAGTTTTAGGCGATTATGGGGCATATAAGCCCCTCATATGGGCTATTGTGACAAGGGGTTTCTACTCTTGTTTTGCAATTGCTCAACATCTTTTTTAATCGCAATGATTTCTTTTTCAATTGGTTTGGTATCGACAACTTTCGATTCCAGAACTTCTACTCTTTCAATCAATTGTCCTTGAAAAACAAAAAGTCCAGCAATCGTTATCACCAACCCAACACCAGTCGCTATTGTCTTGATGTCCATAGTCTATCCTCGTAAGTTTGATTTGGGTAAATGTTTCTTATATCCACATATGTGGCGTTGGTGTACTCATCTATATTTATATCAGTTATTTGGGGTTGGGTGAAAATTTCATTGTTAACTTGATCGTAAGATTGTATGTTTTTGTTTTGCATTTTCCTCGCTACGATGTTAGAAATTATCACAAGCTTTCTGTCTACTTGGGTAACTACCCTTTCAACTTGTTTAGCTATATCGCTTACCGAAACAACTTCGACAGATACCTCTTGATTCGATTCAGAAGACTGTTCTCCTGTCGCAACCTCTGTTGTCTCAACACCTCCTGTCTCGCTTTCTCCACTTTCTCGTTCATCTCCTCCGACCACGTTTTCTTCTGTTCCACTACTTGTTCCACCATTCTCTCTTTCAGTTTCTG